CTGTCCGCTATGTCAGTTGTAGCCGACTACCAGGTCGAGCTGCCGGCGGGTGGAGTTCTCCATCTGCAGACCCCGGATGAGGTGCAAAAGTGGCAAGACTCCCTCACTAAGTACCGCGAGGAGTACGTCCTCTCCAAGCAGAACGACCTAGTCGCCTTGGGGCAGCTCCTCCAGCAGGAGGTCATCATCTTCCGTTGCCAAACCGCTGTGAACGGAATGGAGCCCGAGCTCGACCAAGGCGGTGTGCCGACCGGCTCCTACAAGCGCGTCGAACTGGACGGCTCGGATCTCGCCGCATACCAAAGGACGCTGGTGGCAGCGCAAGGCGAGATGCGCAACATCGAAAAGGCGCTGGGGATCGACAAGACTAAGCGCGAGGCCGGCGGAACGCACACGGTCGAGAGCTACGTCAGGAGCCTGAAGCGTGCCGCTCATCAGCGTGGGGTGCATATTACCCAGCGAACGTTGGAGTACGAAAAGATGGTGAATGAGCTGCGCGTGCGCCTGCGCCTTCTTTACCAGGGGGATAAGGAGGATCGCGCCTACCAAAATGTGTCACCGAAGTCGGTGCTCGATTGGCTGAAAGAGGAATGCGACCGCCTTACTGAGGTCGACAAGAAGTTCGCAAACGAGAAGGCCAAGCTATGGGTCGGAAAGCTATGAGTGAGCCAACTGATGTCGAGTAGAAGGGCGGCGAAGCGTGGCTAGCGGTGAGCTGGGCTTTATAGATGGCCAGAAGGATATGACGGTTGTCGAAGGTACCTGGAGGCTGGATGAGTCCGACTGGCTTCTTCTGGCTATGCTCTGCGATCCCATTTACTGTGCTGAGCTGCTGTTTGAGAATCCCTTGAACTATTCCTACGGTTCGTCCTACGTCGTGCTCGACTACCAATACCGGCTCTTCAGACCCCCGGATGGCTATGGCGCTTTCCCTTGTGCTCGAAAAGTCGGGAAGACCGAGAGCATAAAGGCCAAAGCAGTCTCACATGCCTTCAAGCGTCAGGGTGAGGACTTGCTGGTGACGGCGCCGGAGCTCATCCACCTGCACGCCCTCACGGAGCATATCGAGCAGCGCCTGACCGAGGTGCGGCTAACCAGGGACTTCCTAAAGCAGGAGGCCCAAAAGACTGGCTTCACGCATAAGCCGTTCCAAGTTGATTTTGCAGATGGCACTAGGATTATGGGGCGTATCCCCAGGCTGTCGGGTACGGGTGTGAAGGGAATGCACGAGCCTGACATGATCATGGATGAGGCCCAGGATTACCCCCCGAAGGGCTACACCGAGATCCACGAGACAGTCCAGAAGGATCACTGCGACCGCACCGGCAAACTCGACTTCATATACCACTTGTATGGCGTGCATTCTGGTGCCGCGGGTGGACGCTTTGAAACACTGGCCCAGTCGGGCGAGTTCAGCGTCACCGCGATCACGGCGCTCATGCGGCCCAACTGGAACAAAGCCGAGAAGATGGCAGCAGCCGCCATGTACGGTGGCACACACTCGCCGGATTACCGAAGGAACATACTCGGAGAGCCGGGCACGGCCCTGTCACAATTCTTCGTCAGCGGCCGGCTGATGGCGGCGCTCGATCAGGACCCCGACAGCTTCTACAACACGGTAGAGTTCAAGGAGCAGCATCTCACCGCCGAGGAAGTAGACAAGATGACGGGGCCAGGCGGCGATGTCGCATCGTTGCTGGACCTGCCGACGAATCTGGGCTCACACATATACGGTGGCATGGATGTAGGACTGATCAACGATCCCACCGTGATTATGCTCTTCACTGTGGTAAAGGACAAAGAAAAGAAGGAGCGCCTCAAGCTCGTGCGGATGATTTTCCTGTGGCGCTTCCGGGAGCGACAGATCAGAGAAGTCGCCTACAGGATCGACACCACCTACGGCAAAACCCTACGCCAGTTTGGGCAGGACATCACCGGCATGGGCCTGCCTCTCCTGCAGGCGATGGAAGACGACGAGCGCTGCCCCAACCACTTGCGTGAGATCAGCCGTGGCTACACCTTCAACGCGATGGTCCCGGTCGCCGTAGACGAGGATTACGTCTCTGAGCAGGGTGACAAGAAATTTGACCAGTATGGCAACATGGTGAAGGAAGAAAGAGATAAGTGGACCGGCCAAATCAGGTACGTGAGCCAGATGACGATGATCGAAGCCTCGACCCGGTATCTTCGCAACATGATTGACACCGGCTACCTGCTGCTGCCGTTTCACCAGGGCCTCGTGAAAGATATGCAGGGAGAGACTGAACAGCGCGTGCGCGCGATGGGGTCGCCGCACCTGCGTAAGAAGCCGTCTGCCTTTCACATGCTGGACGCGATGCGTGCGATGGCGATGGCGTTCAAGTCGGCCGAGGTGGAGGCCACTGTGCTCCAGCCCGCGGGGCAGCCGGTGCTGGACATAGCGATGGATCTCACCCCTGGTGTCGGCGGCGGAATGGAACTGCGATGAAGCCGCGCCCGATGAAGGACGCATTGGCAAGGCCAAAGGAGGGTAGAGCTGGTGGGCTTGGTGGCTACTACATGCAGGCGAAGGTCTGTGCGACTTGCGGCCAGAGCACCAGGAAGTCCTACCACGAGACCTGTAAGCGAGTCGATGGGAAGCTCCTGGTGGTGGATAAGTGAGAACTTTCGAGGCAAAATACGACGGGCCATGCGGCCTATGCGACGGTCGGATCAAAGAGGGTGAAGACGTGGTGTACGTCGACGACGAGCTCGTTCACGCCCTGTGCGCGGAGGAGAACGGCGACGAGGTGCAGTGGAGTTGGAATGACGCTTGAGGAAATCGAAGGCGTGCTCGCGCGGGCGCTAAAGCTCCGATCGCCGGTCTTTCAGGACGCTGAGGGCGCCGCGAAGGTGAGCGCGTTGGAGGACTTTATGTTGACCTCGGCAAACGTAAACGGTAATCTTGTCGAGGCCCTCTACTGGGTGCGACAGTTGGAGGAGAAGCTGGCAGATGAGGTGGGGGGACTGGCCGGCTGGGAGGTGGCATTGAAACGACCGCGTGCCAAGGCGTCGAAGGTGGAAATCAACGCCGCGAAGCTTGCAGTGGCGCCGCAGCTCTTTGCGGCCGGACGTAAGGCGCGCGGCTTACGTCAGGGGATCGAAGACCAGATCGGACGCTTGGAGCGCGCAGAGAGGGCGGTCTCTCGCGCATATTCAATGGCGACGGGCTCTTAGTCCTATGGCCCAAATCCCCCTTCACTGGCGGGATGGCCGAGTGCGCGCTTGGACGCTCGTCAGTGATCGGGACTACGCGTGGCTCAGTCAGAGGTGGTGGTACCTGGACGCGGACGGTCGCTACGTGCGGCGGAGCGAGCACTTTCATCTTGACGGCGGCTGGCATGTTCGCACGATCAGGATGCACCGCCTGATACTTGGCCTGGAGCCCGGAGACCCCCGGCAGGGCGAGCATGAAAACCGCAACAAGCTCGACAACCGACGCGAGAACCTGCGCATCGCTACGCGGGCCGAGCTGGACAACCTACAGAATCAGGGGACCCGCGCTGACAGTGGCTCGGGGTTCCGTGGGGTGGGGTTGAACAAGAACACCGGGAGATGGCGAGCGCGAGCGCGGGTGGATCGCGTTACTCACTATCTCGGCCACTTCGACACCGCCGAGGAAGCGGACGCCGTCGTCAAAGCCTTCCGCGCTGAGCACATGCCCTTTAGCGAGGACGCTAGGCTTGTTAGATGACCCCGCGCGAGAAGGCCCTCAAGCGACTCGGGACGCTGCTGCGGCTGGCGCACGACGAGCGTAGCCCCGAGGGGGAGCGCGACGCCGCGAGGGCGCGGTGCGAAGCGATCCAGAAACGGTGGGGGTTCACGAACGTCGAGCTCGCCAATGGGATCAGGGCTGATCTGGGGGCACAGCAGCCCTCGGCCGCGCGGCGCCGGCAGGAAGCGATCTTCCGCGCGCAGAGGGCCGCGGCGATGGGAAGACAAGCCATGTCGATAAGGCTTGTCTTCGTCGGCCAGCCGATCCGGACGGCCCCAAACCTCGGCAACCATCCGAAAAACGTGCACGTCGAATTCGGCGAATATTCCGCTCCGGAAGAATGAATTGCCCCTGAGTAGGGCTCAATTCGACTTGAATCGGCCCCAAAGCGTATATTAGAGGGGCGTATGGCCGACGACGATGACTTCAGCCCAGGCGACCAGCGGGCGATCTTCCCGGCCGTTATGCAGCCCGTTCAGCGTCACGATCACGTCGGTCCGGGCTCGCAGCCGATCAACGCGCTGATCGACAACCGCACCGGCCTTGCCGACGATCAGGTCGTGGACATCATCAAGGATCAGTGGGTTGAGATGGCGGGCCTGCAGTTCTCGCAGCCCTCTACATTTCAGCTCTACAGCAACTACCAGTCGAGCATGTTGGCCAGGACCCCGTTCAAAACGCCGGGGAACGTGATCGAGGAGATCAAGCTCGCGCGCTCGATCGCGGACTCCGATGACGACGTGGCCGCCACCATGGGGATGATGCTCGCCGTTGCGTTCGGCGAAGGCGTCCAGAACCACCACCGCGACGAAAACACGTTGCAGTTCTTCAACAAGATGACGGCGCCGGTGGCGATGGATCTCGTCGCCCTGCTGGAGGAGATCTACCGCGAGTTTCTGATCGCCGGGGCGGTTACCACGTTGACGTTGTTCACCCGGCAACGGATGAGCTACTACCCGCTCAAGGCCGACGAGCCGGTGCAAGCCCAGCTGCAGGTCCCCCATGTGGGCGTTCTCCCGAGCGAGAACATCCGGGTGATCTCAAACGACCTGCTCAACGAAGGCATCCTGGCGTATCACGTCGAGGATCTCAACATGAAACGCTGGCTCGACGAGTTCTTCAATCCGAGAACGGCTGGGGTCCGCAAGGCGGTCATGGCGATGCAGGAGCCGATCGTCAGCGCCCTGTTCACCGGCCGGATCGAAATCCCCTACACCGACGGCGACATCATGTCTCGGGGCCGTATCCTCTACACGCTGAACCAGAAGATGGTGCATCGCACGTCGATGCCGAAGGGCTCGCTCCCGTACGCGCGACCCCTGCTGACTCGGAACTTCGCCCTACTGGAGGCCAAGCGCCTGCTCAACATCATGGACTACGCCCTACTGCAGGGCGGTACCAACTACATCGTGGTGGCGAAGAAGGGCACCGATAACCTGCCGGCGCAGCAGCCCGAGATCGAAAACCTGGTCGGCCAGGTCACCCACGCGTCGCGCTCCGGTGTGATGGTCGGCGATCACCGCCTGTCGATTGAAATCATCACGCCGGACCTCGAAGAACTGCTGAACCCGGCGAAGCGCAAGCTGCTCGGCCGCAAGATCTCCATGGGCCTGCTGCGCCAGTCCGAGCAGGTCACCGGCGATGCGGGTACGCAGGGCGCGGAGAACGAGATGGAAATGCTCGCGAGAGTGGTCTCGGCGGACCGCGGCAAGATCCTGCGCCATGTGCAGGCCACGTTCTACAACGACACCGCGGAACGTAACCGTCAGATCTTCAAGCTGGGAGCCCCCACGATCTGGGCGCCAAAGATCGTGATGGCCGGGGCTAAGGACTTCTGGTCAAGCGTCCTGAACTCCCGGGACCGCGGCGACATCCCCCGCCGTTGGGCAGTCGAGGCCCTTGGGTTCAACTACGACGCGGGCTTGGCGGAGCGCGAGCGCGAGATCAAGCGCGGTGACGACGAGATCCTGCTCCCGGCCGGCGTCCCCTTCAGCTCCCCCGAAGCTGGCCCGCAGGACAACAACGAAGGCCGGCCACCGGGGACGAGCACCAACAACGGCAAGGGGAAGGACGCACCCGGCCAGGGCAAAGACCCGGCGGCGCCGGAAAGGGTCATCCACAAAAACAAAGGCGAGACCGTCAAGGCGATCGTCGACGGCACCGAGGTCTCCTACGTCGGCGAGACCACGCTCGCCCTGTTTGAAGGCATCGACGATGAGCTCTCGTTTGGCTACGCCACGAAATTTGAGCGTGAAGCGATCGAGGCTGGCGTCCCCGCACGCTCCGGTCAGTCGATCGTGGTGCCGGTCAACTGCGAGACGACCTGCACGGAGTACCGGACGGCGAAGCTCGGCGAGGGGCTCCGTGTGGTGGTTGGGCGCCGACTCGGCGACGAAGCCATGATCGCGAGGGCTCTACGCTTCACCGAACCTCACTACGACCTGTTGGCGGCGAACGATTACGCCCTGCGGTGGGGGTTCATCATGAATCCGCTCACCGAGCACAGTGCCCGTGAATGCGTGGGCTGCAGCGAACCGATCCCCTCCTATTCCAGCGAAAACCCGTTCTGTCCGAACTGCGGAATGGACAACACCGCGCTGCCCGCCGGTGGTAGCGGCGCTGGGTCCGGCGATGCCGATGTGGCCATACGCGCGTGGATCGCTAAGACGATCGTCTGTCCCGAGTGCCACGGCACCGGCGAGGTTGAGGGTGGCACGCTCACCGGCCTTATCAAGTGCCCACTGTGCAAGGGCTTAGGTAGGATCGAAGAATGACCCGGAACGAGGCATACGCCTGCGGCCTCTTCGAGGGGGAGGGTTACGTCGGACGCCCTAGCGATGGTCGTCCTCCCCGCCTCCGCGTGAATATGGCGGACCGAGAGCCGCTGGACCGGCTGGCCGCGACCGTCGGCGGCGTTGTGCGCGGACCATACGCTAGGTCCAACCCGAACCACAGGCCGATGTACACCTGGGAACTCAACGGCTGGGAGGCTGTCGAACGGCTCTTTGCCCTGTGGCGCGACGAGCTAAGTCCACGGCGCGTTAGGCAGTTTCAACGGGCGCTTGCCGGCGCACCATCCGACGACTGTCGCGGCCTCGGCTGGAGGAACCGCACGAAGACGCACTGCAAGCGCGGCCATCCGTTCGACGAGGCGAACACACGGGTCAACAAAGGATCACGCGAGTGTAGGAAATGCCACCGCGAACATAAACGCCGCTACCGGCAGGCAGTAAGGGATGCCCAATGATCGCCACGGTTGAACTCGGCGTGTACATCATCGCCGGCAGTGGGTTGATCGCCTCGATCATCGGAGCCACAGGTGCCGTGATCGCAGCGCTCGTCGGTCGGGAGAACCGCCGCAAACTCACGACGCCGGGTGAGGGAACGGGCACGATTGGCGAACAGGTAGAGCAGAGCAACCCAAAGGTGTAGCCGCTCACGAAGCAACTTGAGTTCGCGTATATTACGAAGCGTGCGCCCGAGCGACGATGCCATCACCGCGCGGCTCTTCAACACGATACAGGGCTGGTCGCCGGAAGAGTACGCCAAGGACTACTCGATGGACCAGCGTCGGCAGCTCGCCAAAGAAGGCAAGTGCCGGGCGGATCTGAAGTTCCCGATCGTCGACACCGAAGACCTGAAAAACGCGATCGGACTTGCGCGTAGTCCTACCGATCGCGCCTGGTGCAAGAAACGTGCCGCAGCTCTCGGTGCCAGCAAGATGATCCCCGAGGAGTGGGCGTTCTTCAGTGGTGAGACCCTCACAGAGAGCGCCGCTGCCGTCG